AGGGTTGCCTGCTGGGAGAGAATAGACTCCCGATCCGTTTCTACTCATTTGTTGCTCCTTGAACGCCTTGCAATGTTAATAATCTAGCCAAATTACGCTGTTCAGGCGTTAAAAATGGTGCGGCTGTGCTTGGTATTAAACGATTTTGAACAGGTGAAGATAATGCGGCTACTCGCATAGCTGGTCTAGCCAATATTGCTCCTGCGCCCGGGCCACCTGTGCTTACACCGCCAACAAATCCAGCAAAATAATCCAATGGGTTTAATTGTGTCAAGCTACCCATTGCTTCAGGTGTTTGGCTTGCTTTTGGAAATGATTGGCTAAATTGTGCAATATCTTTTAATTCTGCTGATAAAGGCTTACCACGCTGTAACTGAGCAGCTAGTTTTTTAGCATCAATAGTGCCAGTTGCAGGATTGGCAGCTTTTTCAATAGAATAAGTTTTGGCAATTAATTGCCGTGCATCTTTAAATTTACTTAACAGATCACCTTGACCAGTTTTAGATAAATGCCCTTCTAATGCGTTTTCAATAGCGGTAGCGGCACTTTTAGAAGCCCTTGCTATATCTGTATTGCCACTTCTAAAGGCATCATCAGCAGCCGTTCTTAACTGCTTGACCTTTTCAATGGCAGCAGTAGCATCAAAACTAGGTGACTTTAAAGATTGCACTAAGTTTATAACTGGGCTTGGTGGCGCATCAGGAAAGCCTTTTGCAGCAACAACAAACGGTTTTGCTATGTCATCTAAAGCATCAATGTAAGACTTGTCGGTTATAACTTGACCTGCTAAACCTAAATTGGTATATGCGTTTCCAGCCGTAGTACGCAAATCAGCAAGAACTTGTGGTGTGATAGCAGTATCTTCAGCTAAACCTAATGATTTAGCGGCTAATTTATTGGTAATTTCTTGATTTCTTGCACTTGCGTTTTGCGCTGTAGTAATTTTTCCAGCAACGCCTTCCATAATCCGATTTAACATACTAGGATTGGCTTGGGTTGGTGGTATTACATAGCCTAATTCTCTTGCTCTAGTAATAGAATCAACCATTTGTGGGCTAGGTGCTTTACCACGCAACATAGAAGGTAGTTGACCAACAGCAGGAATAGCGCCACCTAAAGCCGTACCTACAGCCACATTCTTGGCTACATTACCGTACATATCTGCGCCAGTTTCACCTGTATTTATAGGTGTAATTAAACCTGATGTTGCACCAAGAGCAGAACCTTGAACTATTGGGTTTGCCCTAGCAAAACTAGGGATCATGCCAGCACCACGAGTAATGGCTGCGGCAGGGGCTACTGCACCAGCTACACGACCAGCACCATAAGATACAGGGTTTGCTTCGTAGTAAACATCTGCTTGTTTATCAAGGTTTTGGGCTAATTGGCTTGTGCCTAAATTGCCGCCAGTAACTAATTGTGCGCCTGCAACAAGTGGATCAATTGCGGATTTTGTCATGCCAGCTAAAGCAGATTCTAGTGGTCTTGGCTGGGCTTGAATATTGGTACGATTTACCATGCGTGGTCTACCCATAGCCGCACCACCACCCGTAGATTGCCAAACGGGATTTTCTTCTATTGCTGGGCCTGCGTATGCTGTTGATGTAGGTGTAACTACCTCATCAGGTACAAAGCGTGGTGTTTGTTGGGTATCAGGTACAAATCTCATATTATTGAATAGTTCCAGTTACACCATTTACGGTTACTTTGTCACCTTTTTTCAAAGTGCCACTTGTAATTGCTTTTTGCACATCAGCTTCACTTGCAAATGAATTTGATTTTGGTGCATCAGGCTTTTTAGATGGAGATACTCTAGTGCCTTTTTCTAGATCGTTAAGATATTGTTTAAATCCTTCTAATTTAGCAACAATTTGTTTAGCATTATCAGTTGTAGCTGGCAAGAAAGAATTAAGTCTTGTTAATTCTTGTGCGCTTTGGGCTGTACCTGCTCGCTCTTTAATTACAGCAGACACATTGTTAAATACATAAGCACGAGCTTGTGTATCTTCAGGTTTTTCAAATCTACCTGCAATTGATTCGCCATAAGGTAAGTTTTGCGCTACGCCACGACCAAAACTAAAAGCAGATTTATTTTTTTGAACATCAACAATAGCACCATCAATAGTTGCTCTTTGTTGATTAATAGCGGTAATGTCTTTTGATTGTTCGCTACTTAATTTTGGTTCTAATGGCTTACCACCAGCCATAATTGGGGATGCTTCAGCTGTGCGAGTATTGACTAACATTGGGCCATTAACCGTTTCAACTACTTGCCCAGCAACAGGCATTTGCGACTTGGGAATACGCTGTAATACTACGGTTGGGTTGTTAGGATCACGCAATTCAATAGCCGTACCAGTATCTATTTGTAATGGCGCACGGGGCTTTTGAACACCAGCAGCGACTTCTTTGACAGTTCCATCAGGCATAGTCATAAAGCGTTTTGCGCCTTCAGCCAAAGTGTAGCTTTCAGGTTCAGCAAACATTTTATTTAAACCAATGTTTTGCAGTCTTGCAGATGCTCTTGGGTCTCTAGCAAGGTTAGCGTAAGCGGCTTGTGGATTAGGTGCTATAGCGGCTCTAGATTCTTGAATTGGAATATTGCCGCCATCAGGCATTGGCCCAGCTTGTGCAGGAAACATTTCAGCAGGTCTACCTTGTTTTGTAGACATAAAATCAGCAAGTGCTTCGGTTTCACCCTGACGAATAGCTTTTGCTAAATCTATTTGGGCTTGATTAGCTTTTTCAATACCTCTTTGACCCATGTAAGTATTGGCTAAACCAGCAATATTTTGGAATATGCTAGGGGCAACATAGCGACCACTAATCATCTGTCCTTGTGGTTGTTGCATACCTTGTTGCATGAGCATTTCAGCCATTTTTTGCTGGCGTAAAATCTGTTGCTGTTGCAACATCTGTTCGGGGTTTAATGTGCCAATATCAGCCATGATTAATCCATTCCTGTGGTCATTGTCGGTACTTGACCTTGACCAAATCCACCGTATACATTCTCAGAACCGTATTGCATGATTGCAGGAATAGATTTAGCATAAACACCCATCTTGCTACTTAAACTTTGTGGGTCTTTGTTACGCAACATTTGTGCTAAAGCCATTGGGTTCATACCACCGCCTTGGCTTTGACCAGCTTGGTTTACTAACTGATTTTGCTGTGCAAGTGCCGCTTGTTGATTAGCTTGTTGCATACCAAAGTTTTGATATACAGGTTGCAATCCGCTAACATCTTGCATTGGCTGCATTGGTAGGATATAGGGGTTCATAGTTTTCCGTAATCTACGGCTTTATAGCCGTCATGTAAGGTTATTACAGCATTGGGATACATAGCCTCAACTTCGTGTGCCATCACGCCTGTGTGCGTTCCATGACCTGCTAATGGGTGATCCTTAAATTCGTCTTTGTACTCGTATGTATATACGGGTAAACCATTAGGTAGCCAGCCAATTGCCTTAATGTTTTCTTTGGTACGAATATCCGACATTAGTGCCGCACCACCAAGACTGAACAAACCTTGAGTCATTGCGTTATTTGCGGCATTTTGAGCGTTAGCCGCACCCATTTGGGCATTGTAACCCATCTGTGTTGCGCCTAAAATATCAGCACCAGCGGTGTTTGCTTGCATGGCAGGGTTTACAAAGGTTGGCCCTTGAACTTGTGCGCCTGTACGAACCGCAGATAAAGTGTTTAATGGTTCGTTACGCAAATAAGCCTGCTCTGCCAATGCTTGTTGGCGGGCTTGCTGACCAACACCAAAACCTTGGGTTGTTGCACCTAAAAGAAGGTCATTCTCTTTTTGTGCATAGTTTCTCATTGCACGGTCATATGCCTCAGACCCTAATTGAATACCTTGATTGGCTAATTGCTGTTCTAATTTTTCCCGCCCTTGTTGAATTTGTGGGGCAAGGCGTTGCATATAAGCATCTTGGTATGACTGACTAGGATCAAACCCTGTGCTTGGTAGTCTGCTTGTATCAAACGGGGTGTCAAGCATTTTGCTGACATATCCCAAACCTTTACCTGCTAGTTGACCTAGACCTAAACTTGCTTGGTTTTGGTAATCTAAAAGCTGTTGTTGGGCGGGAGAAAGGGATTGCGTGGCACTCCACATAGGGTTGCCAAACTTATCTTCCCCTGAAACTTGGTATTCCAGCGAACCATAAGGCGTGTATTGATTAACACGATTGGCCGCAATATTAGCCCGTGCCGCATCTAAATTACCTGCCGCAGTTTCTTTTGCCGCCCCTATATAATCGGGTGGTGGTGGCGCACTAGCCGACTTTCCCATACTTTTCTCCTAAAAACTTACATTTGTCTTTTGACATTACAAAAAACAACAAATCTCCAGTAGGAAAAACATCAAGTAATCGTGCTTGTTCCTCAAACCCCAATTTCTTGACAAACTCTATCGACTTGTCGTTGCTACTAATTACTGGGGCAATAATTTTACTTACCCCCAATTGTACAAAAGGATAATCAAAAATGGTAGATAAGTATTGCTTATTTAATCCTTTCTCAAGGTAAATATGGCAAGTTACCGATTTTTGGTTAAAGTCCTCATACCACACTACTGATTCTATTTGATCTGTTACCCACCCGATTGTGGTGGAATTTTCGGGTGTCCATACCATGTTTAACTTTTGGGCGATGAATGGCCCTAACAAGTCTTTATCAAAACATAGCACTAAAGGACTCCACCTCGTTCCATTACATAGTCTGTACTCGCCCAGCGCACATCAATATCTTGCGATGCAATATTAATGCTAATGCCTGCCGCATAGCCTATACCTGTCACGCCCTGCCAATTTTTAGAGATATTATTACCACCGCCCCATTCCACATCATCCCAAAGGCTTGTATCCCAAACACCTACACTTATTAAAGCAGGGTTATAGCTAACCTGACCTAACGAGTTTTGGGTTTCAAAGTCGGTGTTTATACCGCATAGAACGGTTGGTGTGCCGTTATCTACGAATAGGATAGGGCGTACCATTGTGAATCGTTTTAACTGCCCTCTAGCGTCAAAATAACTGTACGCTTGCTGGCAGGTAGCCTTGATATTGGTGTCGCTGTCCGATAAACCATCATAGAACTTACCGACAAATCCGTTGCCGCCAAAGTACATATCTTCGTTGTGTGACTCAAAGCAAGTAGCATTAATACCCGTAAAGTTCGCCCATGCCTTAGTAATGTTGTGCATGACAAACTGCTGTTGACCACCAATCACGGGGATGTTAAATATCAGCATATTGAACTTAGCAAAATACTGAATTTGCCAACCGAACTGGGTGCTGTAAAGGTCTGCGGCTTCGCTTACAGCGTTGTAAACCTTATCAGTTATATAAATTCGGGGGTCTAAACGACTTGATTGCAACGCACCTGCCAATGGTACGATTCCGTCTTGGGTAATTAGTAACAAATCCCCGCCAAACTTAAAGAAACAGCGTCTTGTAAAGATTTGACCTAATTGCCATACACCAATTAGTGACCAATCGGTAGGGTCAGATGGGTCAGAACCCTTATAAACAATGGCTTCTCCGTTATTGGTAACAAAAACAGCGTAATCGTCTACCCCGTATCCTGCATCCAAAGTCCAAGTACCCATCGCCTGAATAAATCCACCCATACGGGCTACACCGCCTAAGTCGTAAGAGGTTGCTGAACCGCTAATAGCGTTTGTACCTAAATACCAAAACTTTAGGGTGTTTTCTTCTATAAAATATAGGCGATCTTTGTGCAAATTAACATGAGCAAGGTTGCTAGAATCAATCCCAGTAATAAATTTAGCGACTGTGTAAGTGCCTAATGGAAGTGCAGGGCTAGTGGCTGGGGCTGAAAGTGCGGTATAGGTAAAGATTGTTCCGCTGGTAACGGTAATTCTAAAAGTTCCGTTATATGCGGCTGGCAATGCACCTGTAATGGTGACCTGATTGCCTGTTACAAGACCATGCGCTACGGCAGTTGTAAGCGTACAAGTTGTGCCTGAACTGGTTAAAGTGTTAATTGTTTGTGCTGTGCCAGTAGTAGCGTATTTAATCCATGTCGTGCCATCATAAATAAGGGCGGCATCCGTTCCATTAACTGCGGTTAGGAAGTTACCCCCCGCAGTTGACGCATTGACAAACTCCCAACGGTCACTTCCCAAGCCTGTAACCACAGATGTAGCTACACCACCGCCTGTAACCTCATAAATAACGCTTCCAGCACTAGCAAACAGCTTTTGGGTGTTACCCCCTGCGTAGTTCATTAAAGTGTCTACTTGCCCTGTAATGCCTGTTGCAAACTGGGTGTAGCCTTTTCTTAGCTGAACTTGGGATGGGGTAGGGTAAAAGTTCTCCAAAACTACCGCATCTAGCGGATTCATTTCAGCAACAGAATCCCTAGCGTTCCACCCACCAATCGGGGCGGCAACAGAAGAAGTGGTAGCCGTAAACCTTTTAGCAACCGCCATGATTAAGACCCATAGCCAGTATCGGGAATGTTTGCCCAACCAATTAACACGGCACTTGGCATAGGTGCAAACGACAGGGTAGCAGAGCCTTTATCGTTCGCTTTAGCAACGCTTAAATAGCGGCTGTAATCTTGTTGCAATGCGGTAGTGTCAAACGACTTAACTTGGAAATACTTGAGTTTAGTCAGCAAAACAATGATTGCATCATCTAGTACGGATGTATCGGTATCTACTGTAAAACTGTTTTTTACAGCATTAGCAGCACTTCTAGCCCAGCCCTTAGAACGGTATTCAAAACCTAAATATTCTAGGGTATTGTAAGGTGGCCAAATTTCAAACTGATTACCCAAGATTCTCCAACGCACCCGTGGGCCTGTTGAAATATAACCCGACTTTAGCCATTGCCATTGTTGGGCATCGACTGGGCCAAGCATCTGCCAATGTTTGGTCTTATCCCAATGCGTGTTATCGGTAATGGTTTCGTAATCAGGTGGCAAGGGGTAAATGGTCTTGCTAAAAGTAACTGTACCGCCAACGCTTGTAGAAGAAGCTAATTGACTAGCAGTTACCGTTGATCCTACGACAGATTCCACATAAGTATCTTGGGGAATTGCTGTGCCAACGA